CAGCAGGGTCCCAAGGGTGATACCGGCCAGCAGGGTCCCAAGGGTGATACCGGCCAGCAGGGTCCCAAGGGTGATACCGGCCCGCAGGGTCCGGCTGGCCCCGCTGGTCATGATGCTCAGATCACTAAGGCCGCTCACGTTGACCCGTCGTCCGGTTCGGTTGCCGACGTGGTGACCGCTCTGATCGGCGCAGGCCTCATGGAGGCGTCCAGCTGACACGCTACCCTAGACAGTAGCGGGACTGCACCGCACTAGGCCCTATCTCCTACAATGGGAGGTAGGGCCTAACTCATTTCCGGAAGGAGCAAACATGGACATCGACGCAAGCGTAATCGCCCAAGTGGGAGAGTCCGCCTATGAGCGGTGGAAGGATGCCGCGCTCGCAGACCTCGCCAACATCATATGCCAAAAAGACCTATTCCCGATTACGGATGATTACTTGGGAATTGTCGTAGGAGATGGCCGCCACGTAGCGTTACCGGCATGGTATTCGGATGTGACCAACGTGCAGACCACCGACGGTGTGAAGCTCGATTTTCGCGTGAACTACGATATGGGCGACGGGTGGACGCCCGAAACCAAATACGCCAACTGCCTGACTATCGCGGAACGTCTTAATGTCGGCATGGTAATAACCGTGACCGGAACGCACGGGTTCGCCAAGCTTCCCGCCCCATTATCTTCGGTGCTGGCGGCTGTTATAGAGGCAGACCAGAACGTTCTTGAACAGACCGACCGCATCACGTCGAAGAGCATCGAGGATGTGAGCGTGGGCTACGCAACAATCAACGAGACAGCCATGGAACGCGCGTTGACCCCGTATCGTTCGCTTATCAACCAGTGGAGCCTATGCAGGAACGGCGGAGACAGCGGCGGTATTCTCTCCATGCCGCGCAAGCATCATCAATTACCGTGGTGGCTCAACGCTCAGGATTACATGGGGGGTGACTACGCTTATGGCAACGCTCTGTGACCCGTTCCGCTTGTTCCCTAACCAAGTCCAGACGGCTACGCTTTGGCGGTACACGGCTCCCGGTCTGCCTAACGAACAATTGGCCGACTTGCAGGTGATTGTGAAGCATTCCACCCAGTCCGACCAGCCGACCGAATACGGTTCGCGTATCAGCAGCCGACGCTTCCATATTCAAACGGACACGGTTCCCGAGAACTTGCGGGAAAACATGGAACTATGGCCCGACCTCATGCTGGACCTCTCCGATGGCAGAGTGTACCAAGTCACGCAAGCCAGTCGAGGCGATGACATGGACATGGGGGAGACCCGGTTCATCACCGTGTACGGGAACCCGTATGGAAGGGATAGTCTATGAGCTACCGGTTACAGTTGTCCGCTGATTGGGCGCGCAAACTCTCCACCCAACAGTTGAACAAGGGCGGAGTGAAAATGATGACGGACATCCTCAAGATGGCACGTCAGAACGCTCCCGTACTCACCGGAGCTTTGCGTAACAGCGGACGCTTCCAACAACTTTCCACAATGAAGTGGCGTATCACGTTCGGCAACAGTCGCGTGCCTTACGCTCGTATCCGCGAACACACGAACCGGTTGCACCCAAACACGGTACGCTACCTCCAGCGAGCGCGGAACACTGCCGCCAGCCGTGCTAAATCATATTTCAATCTAGGATAGGAGCGACATCATGATTGATCTGGCCATGTGCATGACCCTCCAGAACGAGGGTTTCGGCACTTACGGAAAGACACTGTTCTTCGGCACCAGCCCAGTACTGGACACGGGTAGCGTCACGAACGCCGAAGGCATTTGGGTCAACGCGAACACGGTTGCCATCAACGGCGACTTGTACACCGATCAGCTCACTATCAGTAGCCGCTATTTCGACGTGATTGAACAAGGCCGTCTGATGCTTCGACTCCTGCACTTCGTCAACAATCGTCTGCATGAGTATTGCCGACTGACCTGCAACCCCATAGCTGATATAGACTTTGTATCAATTCGCGTGCATCCGGCGACCGCCATCGACATGGACGCCATCGACGGGGAAGGCCGCTGGGTGAAAAGCATCCGGTTCAATGTGGATTACAAGCTCTCCCCCGAAACGGTAGAATAGGAACCGTCCATTAGTCGCCGCGTGTGCAGTCCCGCCCGACGAAAGGACAAACAATGGCTTCCTACCCCCTTATTGGCAAGAAGACAGTCTACATCGACGATATGGTGATCTCCCCCGACTACGTTCAGGATGAAGCTGGCACCATTACCCTGACTCCCGGCACTACCGAGGTGTCCTCGCAGTCCGGCACTATCAACGTACCGAACGGTTCCTACGAGGAAATGAGTTTCGAGCTGAACATTATCTGTCCGAGCGTCCGCTACCTCGGTATGCTGTTTCCGGAACTGTACCATAATGCGAAGTTCAAGCGCGTTATCTCCGGCTTGCTGTCCGAGACGGGTCAGGTGCGTTTCGGCGGCAACGAATGTGTTTCCAACACTCCGCGTGACATTATCATTCATAACGTGTGCGATGGCCATTCTTCAGCGCAGGACTTCCGTATTCCGCAGTCGCTAATCAGCGCGGGCGGCGAGTTCACCGTGAGCCTGTCCGACCCGTTCGTGGTCACACTGTCCGGCTCGATGGCCCCCGGCGCGAACGGTGCCGTCGTCATGGGCGAACTTGATCTAAATAACCCATCGTATTACGACGAAGATTCCGGCACCATCAAGACGGAGAACGTTCAGGTCACCGCGCTTACCGCGTCCCCGGCGAACATCTCGGGCAAGGTCGGCGATCATATGACTGTAAATGTGATGGGGTCTCCGAATGGTGCGACTGGTATCATCACCGCCACCGTAGCTGAAGCCACTAAGGCTGTCGCTACTGACAACGGGGATGGTACTTGGGATATTAAGTTTAATCAGATTGGTGCGGGTACCGTCACGTTCAAGAGCGGCAGCGTTCAGACCGTGGTTAACTTCAATGTCGCCGCTGCGTGAGCATAAGTAACGCCCGCCACCGTAGCTGGCACGGTCGGGTGGCGGGCGTGTGATAGAGAAGTTTCCGAAGGGGAATAATCCCATAATATCACACGAATGGAGCAACAATGACTACCCCTGTTTTGAGCATCGACACCCGAGAAGCGTTCCGCACCCTCACCGTGAAAATCGACGGCACCGTGTACACCATGCGCCCGCTCGGCTCGAAGGATATGCTCACGATCTTGGATAATGCGGAGACAATCGACAAGCTGAGCGCTGGTGTGGCTAACCGTGAGACCTTGGAAACCGCTGAAAAGATTATCTTCCCGCTGGTTGAATCGCTTATGAGTCCAGTCGATAAATTCTCCGTGTGGGCTGAACAGACCCGTAAGCGTAGCGACCTTGCCTATCAGCGTGCCATGACCGCGTTGTGCGGACTCATGGCGAAGAACATCACCGTTGATATTAAAGGCGAATAATGAAGTCGTGGGATAGCCTGCTCACTCCCGCCGAACGGGAGGCGATGAAGAATTACAAACAGAAGGAGGCGGCTCGCAAGCCGCTTCCGAGCGTTCATATCCTCGCCGAGCTTGGTGACTTGTACGGGTGGCAGGCTATCCGCGACGTGCTGGAAAACAACGTGGATTCCTCCCTGATGATGAACCTGCTCAGGGAGGGGCGCCGTATCCGACGGCGGCGGCTGGCGGAACAATACCTCATGACGTTCGACTGCATAGCCGCCGCGTTCAGCAAGAATGGCGACCGCAGGATTAACACGATTATCGAAAAACTCGGGAAGGACGTGTGATGGCAGACTCGACACTGACCCTAGACGCCGAGATCAACACCGGCGATTGGAACGCTGGTGTTAAGGATATTCAATCGGGTAGCCGTCAGATCGAAGAGTCGGCGCGACATGCTGATGAAGCGTTTGGGAACGTTGATAAATCTTCAAGCAAGTCTTCCAGCGGGTTAGGGAAGTTCGGTGCCGCCGCCGGTGCCGTTGGCGGTCTTGTTTCCTCGGGTATCGGCATGGCTGTGGACGCCATCGGTGATCTTACCGGAGACATTATCGAAGCCTCCGACTCTGCGGACAAGTTCAAAAGCACGCTGAACTTCGCCGGACTGGATACGGGTACTATTGACGCGCTCACAGCCAGCACTCAAGCTTACGCCGACCAGACGGTTTACAGTATCAGCGATATCCGTAACGTGACCGCTCAGCTTGCCGCGAACGGAGTACAGGGCTTCGACAAACTGGCAGAGGCGGCTGGCAATTTGAACGCTGTCGCGGGCGGTAACGCGCAAACGTTCAGCTCGGTTGGTATGGTGCTTACGCAGACCGCTGGCGCGGGCAAGCTCACCACGGAAAACTGGAACCAGCTAGCCGACGCCATTCCCGGTGCATCCGGTAAACTTCAAGAGGCGATGCTCAAGAACGGCGCTTACACTGGGAACTTCCGCGACGCGATGGAGGAAGGCGAGATCAGCGCGGAGGAATTCAATCAAGCCATAATGGACTTGGGTATGACGGACGCCGCGAAGGAAGCCGCTACCAGCACCAGCACCATTGAAGGTGCGATGGGTAATTTGGAAGCGTCCGTGGTTGGTGTGGGTACGACGATTCTTGACCAGTTCAAAGGCCCGTTGACATCCGGTATCAGCATGTTGGCGCAGAGAATCAGCGGACTTAGCGGCGTTTTTACGGGACTGGTGCAGACTATCGGCCCGATTCTCTCACAAATCGGCACAACGTTCCAGACAGCGTTTCAACCAGTTGTGGGAATGGTGCAATCTCAGTTGCTTCCGGCACTCCAGCCGCTTATGAGTGCTTTACAGAATCTCGGTAATGCCATCATGCCTGCAATCCAGCCCATCGCATCAGGGTTAGCTACCGTGGCGAGCTACATCGTGCAAACTATGAGTGTCATCTCAACTGCTGTAACTCCGGTGATTAATAACATCGCCTCATCGATTCAGACGGTGCTTCCGGCACTCCAGCCGCTAATGAGTGCTTTACAGAATCTCGGTAATGCCATCATGCCTATTATCACGGCCGCAATCCAGACCATTGCACCAGTGTTGTCTACCATAGTGAGCAACATCGGGCAAACCATGAGTGTCATCTCAACTGCCGTAACGCCGGTGATTAATAACATCGCTGCGTTGATTCAGGCCGTGCTTCCGGTAATCCAGTCAGCGTTTCAATCATGGGGTTCAACGATTCAGGGTGTCATTAACACGGTTTTCCCATTCATCCAAACGGTTATCACATCCGTTATGAACGTTGTCAACGCGATAATCAGCACCGTATTGGCCGCGATTAACGGTGATTGGTCTGGAGTCTGGGAAGGAATCAAGAATATCGCTTCCAGCGTCTGGGACGGTATCCAAAGTATCGTTTCTGGTGCCATCAATGCAGTGTCGAGCGTCATCTCAAGCGTGCTGAACGGTATCAGCGGTATTTTCAGCAATGTGTGGAACGGTATTAAGGGCGCGGTGAGCAGTGCATGGAGTGGCATCACCAGTGCTGTCAGCAGTGGCGTAAGTTCGATGATGCATTTCATCACCAGTATCCCAAGCCGTATCATGGGCGTGTTCAGCGGAGCTGGATCATGGTTGCTGAGTGTAGGCCAGAACATTATTCAGGGTCTGATTAACGGCATCACGAACGCCATCGGCGGTGCCATATCTGCGGTCAAGAACGCGGTTAGCGGCATCATCGATGGTGCTAAGAGCCTGCTGGGTATCGCGTCCCCGTCTAAGGTGTTCGACCGTGAGATAGGTCGGATGATTCCTGCTGGTCTTGGCCGTGGCGTATCGGAGAACGAGCGTGCGGCCACTCGTCCGGTGGAAGACATGGTGAATTCTCTTCTGCCGTCGTCCATCGTGACGCCCATGCCTGTTATGTCCAACCCGGTGAATTTGAACGCGAATAGTGGCCCGCGTGTGAGCGCGCCTATCACGGTGAACGCGCTTGACCCGAACGCGGCCGCTCAAGAGACTGTGAGGGTTATTAATTTCCATTACGTGTGACAAGCCGCGCGGGTAGACTGAGGGTATGGCTATCTTTACCCTTGACCCGCGCGACGTTCGTCTGACCCTGAACGGGTTCCCCTTGTATGGGACTGACTCGTATGGGTGTGAGTGGCACGTAACGTTTCAGGATGTTTCGGGATTGTTCGACGGTGTGGGTTCGACCTTGCAGACCAAGGACAAGGCGTGGTCGGATGGTTGGTTTAGCAATATTCCAGTGGCTCAGGGTCGCTCGATCAGTGTCGAGGGTCATATTATCGGCAAATGCACGGAAAACTGCATCAACGCTTGGGATGCGTTCAAACGTTCGTTTAATATCACCAGTCAGTCGCTTGTCGTGGAGTTGGGGAACATCAGCCGTCAGGTGCAGGTCATGCAATCGTCTTCCGCTCCGCTGGTGGAGTGGGCTGGCGTCAACATTCTCAAATTCAGTATCGGATTAACTGCTTTGGACTCGTATCTGTACGATACGCAGTCGGTGAGCGGCAATACTGGTTTGCCACGTTCTCATGGTGGTATGACGTTCCCCTCCCGTTTCGAGGACATAGACACGGGCAATGGTTCAATGTGGGTGTGGGCTGAAACAACCGTGTCGGGTAGCGTGCGTCTGACTAACACGGGTAGTGCTCCGAGTCCGGTGACGATTCGTGTCGACGGGCCTGTGGTCAATCCGCAGATTGAGCATAGGCTGAGCGGGCATGTCATGGCGTTCGATCTCAGTTTGGGTGAGGGTCATTACATTCTTATCAACGGTGCCACGCATGAAATTCTTGTCGATGGCACCGATCCGGCACGTGGCAGTGTGACGCGACGCGAATGGAGTTACGCGGAGGTCGGGGAGAATGGTTGGATGTTCAGCGCCGAGGAACCATCTGATAACGCGCGGATGACGGTCACGTTCAACCCGGCTTACATCTAAGGAGGCGCCGGATGCCTTTTATCTCCAACCGATTGCCGCAGTCGAACGGCTTATACTCGGACACTGCGCGTGTATTGCGACAGCGTTCCGGATTGCAGTTCGTCGCCGTCACGTTGAACGACGGCACGGTGATAGCCGAACTCCCCGACCTCCAACTAACCCACTTGACGTACCGTTTCGAGGAAACGACCAGCGAAACGGCCACGCTCCCGTGGCGCAATGCTCCACGAAACTGGAATGAAGCCACCACCCCATATCAGGCCGCCATACTTCTGGTGCGCGAATCCACTGTGTTGTGGGGCGGTATCGTGGTCAAACGCGAGCGTGCAATGCGCGGAGACGGATTAACACTGACGTTGGCAACCGTCGAACACTACCTCGATAACGTGTACGTACAGGATCATACGTACACGAATCGTGACCAGTGCGAGATCATGGAAGACCTCGTAACCACCACGCTTAAAAACCACCGTTTCAATCTCGTTGTCGAAGCGTCCCCGAGTAGCGTCAAACGCGACAGAACGTATGAAGCAGAAAGCGACAAGACCCTGTTAAGTGTACTGCAAGAGCTTGCGAACGTTTTGAATGGGCCGGAATGGTGTACATCATGGCGTGCCATCAATGACGGTCATTATGAGCCTGTGATGACGGTAGCCGACCATATCGGCTCCACCACGCCAAGCACCACGTTCGACGAAAGCGTTATGACCACGTTTAATCTGCTGGAGGATTACACGAACGGGTACGGTGCTAACGCGGTAATGGCTGTGAGTACGGCTGACGCTGGAGACCGTCCGCAATCCGATTGGATGATCGCAAACCAACCTAACAGGCCCATGCTGGAATATGTGTTCCAACCGTCCACCAGCATCACGAACAAGAGTACGCTGAACGAACACGCCAAGTCCTCGTTGTTGCAGATGCAGAACGGTACCCAGACCATCACTATGGGCTTGAGTCTGCTTTCCGCTCCTATGGTGTATGAGGAATGGAAGCCGGGCGACCTCATATCGTGGACAGTGGAAGAAGACGCCGAGCATTTCCCCGACCATAATCACGGTACCGCCCGTATCATCGGGTACGAGATAGATTTCAGTCAGGCGTGGACCATCACACCTATGTTGCAGCAGGAGGACACGAATGCCGAGCAAATTCAAGTTCAGTCTAGATAGCGCGGACGCTACAGCACGCCAGTTCTCAGACATTAAACGCCAGTTGCAGGAACTGCCGCCGAGCATCGTCAACAGCGTTAAACCTATGGTCGATCAGATCACGAAAATGTATGAGGAAGTGCAGACGCTGACCAACAATCTTGACCAGCGTGTGCAGGAAAGCATCACTCGCAACAGCTATACCCGTGCCGAGATTGACGTTAAAACTCAGACGTGGAACTGGGGTGTATTGGCTCCCAATCATGGTGGTACTGGTATCGCCAACGCTTATAACAATGTGTTTGCGTCAGGCTCTTGGCGCGCGGTGTGGGTGTTGTCTAACGGTACTATGGGCACGGCCCAGTCGATTCGTGCAGTGAAGACCGATATCGTGGACGCGGATGACTACATTCCTGTTGATGCTCTCCGCAAGGTGAAGTGGTGCGTCTATCGGATGAAGGATGATAAGAACCTGAATCTTGATGATGCTCAGCCGTTGGTCGGCATGATCGCCGACGATCTGGATGAAAACGGATTGGGTTTCTTCTGCGAATACGATGAAGACGGCACGCTGGTAGGTATCAACTACCCCATGCTTGGTGTGGCGGCGCTCCGACTCGCTCAACAGGTAGCGGATGAATTGGACGCGCTCAAAGCTAAGGTTGATGCTCTATCCACTGACAAAGATAAAATAGGTGTAGACGATTCGGAGGAGTGATTATGGCTATCATCATGCACCCGCTTACCGCGAAAAACGGTTCCCCGGAGTATACGGCGGACGATTACAGGCATGCCATCAATCCTCTATTAGTACCGTCCGATGGTACCGCGTTCAACGGTTTGTCTGGCATCCGTTACGGTTCTCCGAGTCCTCTGGTCACGGTGAGCGGCCTGACTGTTACGGTCAAGCCTCATTGCGGTACCATCAGCCCGTGGGATGGGCTCGGAGCGTACACTTACGCCATTACCACCAATACGACCGTGCAACTCGCAGATTCCACAAACAGCTACAAGATCGCGGTTACGGTGGAAGACCCGTCTCAGTCTCACGGTACGACTCCGCGCGGCAAGGTCGAAGTGTTTACGGCGGGTACGCCTGACTCGAATATCAATGGTCTTGTGATCGCCGAGGTTAACGCCGGTGTCGCGTCCGACGTGGCTCCTTTGATTCGCAATAGCGCGATTTTGATGGCGCGTAATCTTGAACAGCTTAACACTATTGACGCGGTGGACGGGCAGGAGGCTGTGACAATGGCCGATAATGCCCATTATGTCAGGAACGAGGGTGAGTGGAAGTCGTCCGATACACCGCAGGAAATGATTGTCTTCGCTCACACCAAGGTTATCAAATCATCGCGAGATACGGTCAACCCCGAATTATATTCGGAGTCCGAGCTGCAAACTCTTGCAAGAGAGCATGGCATCACCGGGAACCTCAATGCCCCGTGCGTCAGTGTCATGAACGGAGACTGGAATACGACTGGAATCTGGATTAACGGAGTCATGCGACAGAACAACGTCATCGTGCTTAATCTCGGTTCCCGGCTGAATGCCAATACACCGTTGCGTGTCAATTCCCTCATAGGGTTCGCTCGGTAATAAGCCGACCGAACCGGTCACACTGGCGTTCCATCTACGCCCGCACCACAACATTACTCGGAATCGGGACAACGAAACTTCCCAACGGGCGGAATATGTCATTTGCTGTCATTTGCTGGCCTACAGAGATTGAGCCAACGTAGTTGCCGTTCGTCACATGATAACATGATAAACGGTATTGTCTCATGTCCCCTCGTTCATGACATGAGGGGCATTATCGTTTCGGTCTAAGATGGAACCATGATGGAAATTGTCACAGCAATCATCGGCGTAGGCGGCGTAGCCATCGGAGGACTCATAACATGGCTAGCTAACCGTAGATCAGACTTGACCAGCGCGTATCAAGCTTTAGTGTCCGCTCAAGGGGATATGAAACGGCAGATCGACGCGCAAGACCAGAAAATAAACGAGCTAATAAAACATCGTGATGCGTTGCAATACACGATTGATCTTGAGACTGGCTATATTCGCGCGCTGGGGCATTGGCTGTCGAAGTTCTGCGAGATTATCGAACCTGAATTTTTGGAGAATCATCCTAAACCGTCGTTGCCTGATGATCTACGCGACCGTATTGCATCGCTTGAGGAACTGGCCGGAGATAATGACTAGCCGAGCCGGGTTATGAACATGACCCCTTTTTCACGCATGGTACCGGAAACGCTATTGTTTGTGAAAACCCGTATCTTCGTGTTCGTCTGAGTTACTCTCAGCATCGTGGCCAAATTCAATCGGGTAAACCCGCTCCCTCCTATTAATTGTTCGCTTACAGTCGGGCCTAAATTCATTATTCCACTGCTGACACCGATATTGAGGTTCAGCCATCCGGCGGAACTCGACAATGGCAGTGTAAGGTAGACGGCGTAATCGCCTACGGGTAGGTTAGTTACGTTCGCTCCGTTACTATCGTTCACGATGGATGCGCTGTCGAAGTCGTTATGCGTAAGCGTCATACGCATTAGCGTTATGCCGTTGTTTACCTGCAATTGCCCGTCTGATCTAGTGAAAGTTATTACAGCGTATGGGTCGATCACAACGTTCTTCTGTTTCCACATTCCACCGTTTCTAACATAATGGGCATTCCCGATGATAATAATATCGATTAGTTTTTGATGATAAGATGCTCATATGAGACGTTTCAAACGGTGCATGACCATTATCATGTCGCTCTCTGTCGTCTCGTTGATAGTCCACGTCCTGATAACGGCCTACGCCGTTTTATGCATGGCGTGGCTGTTCTTCTACATAATCAGCTTATAAAAGGAGTTTCGATGGCTTTGAACGGTATCGACATCAGCAATTGGCAGGCTGGTATCGACTTGTCTGTTGTACCGTGTGATTTCGTCATCAGCAAGGCGACGGAGGGATGCTGGTACGTGTCCCCGGATTGTGCTCGGCAGGTGGAACAGGCGTTGAGTCTGGGAAAGTGTGTGGGCGTATACCATTACGCCAACGGTGGTAACCCTGTCTCCGAAGCTGACTACTTTGTGAACAATTGCGCGAATTGGGTCGGCAAGGTCGTATGGTGCTTGGACTGGGAGCAACAGGGTAACGGACTGGTCGGGTCTGGCGCGTCTGCTCAGCAGTGGATTAGGTCGTTCTGTGATCGCGTGTACGAGCGTACAGGCTCCCAGCCTATTGTCTACGTGGGAGCGTCCATGCTTAACGATGCTCAGAATATTGGTGATCGTGGGTTGTGGGTGGCTCAGTACGCGAATATGGACGCTACTGGGTATCAGGATACGCCGTGGAACGAGGGTGCATATGAGTGCGCTATCCGCCAGTATTCGGGCAATGGTCGTCTGCCCGGATATTCAGGAAGTCTTGACCTTGACAAGTTCTATGGTGATGTGAATGCGTGGAACGCGTATAAGGCGGGTCATTCGAGTGTGACCAACGTGCCGACCCCTTCCGCTCCTGCTCCGTCTACTCCCGCGTCTGGCACGTACATCGTGCGCTCTGGTGACACTCTGAGTGGTATCGCGTCGATGTATGGGACTAGCTGGCAGGTGTTGGCGCAGGTTAATAATCTGTCTGACCCTAATCTGATTTATCCGGGTCAGGTGCTGAATATCAATGGCACTGCCAATACTGTTCAGTCCGGTAGTGGAACGTATACGGTGCAGTCGGGGGACACGCTGAGTGGTATCGCCGCCAAGTTTGGGACTTCGTGGCAGACTCTCCAGCAGCTTAACGGCATTGCCGACCCTAATCTGATTTATCCGGGTCAGGTGTTGAAGCTGCCGGGCGGCGCACCGTCACCGTCCGTTACGACGTACACTATCCAGCCCGGTGACACGTTGAGTGGTATCGCCGCCCAGTACGGTACCAGTGTTTCCAATCTGGTGGCGTTGAACGGTATCGCCAATCCTGACGTGATCTACGCGGGCCAGACAATTCGCATCAAGTAGACTATTAGATAGGAGGTTTGTCATGAATATGAATACTGGTGAGCCGACCAAGGACACCGAGATCAATAACGAAGTGCCGGACGGTAATGATAATTACGTGCCGACGTTCAACGCCGCTACTCGCAAGTGGGCGTATCTGGTTTCCGGACTGATCGGTATCGCCGGTGCGGTGCTGAGCTTCGTGAGCGCCGTGCCGGACGTGCCGTCATGGGTGGCCGTGATGGGTGGCGCTTGCGCTCTGGTCGGCTCCGGCGTGGCTGGAATGTTCGGCGTCCACTACGCAGGCATCTCCAAGTGAGGTGATGATGATGATTGCATTGCTTGAGGTCAATCAAGCAATCATGCAAGGAGCATAGCCAATGTTCGAAACATTCCAAACCATCATCAACGCCGGAGGCTATGACCTCGCTGATTTCACCGAGCGCATCAAGACCATGTACGTGATGGGCGAACTCACCGAGGATGAGATGAAACAGCTACTCGAACAGGCGCAGGATAACGCCAAGCCCGACGATTCCTACGCTCCGTTGGTCGACCGTGTGAAGGTCATCGAGGAATGGGAGACGACCATCGAGGAGCGTTTAAGCAAGCTGGAATCAGGTTCATCGACCGACCCCGGCGAATCCGAGGAACCCGGCGACAAATGGCCGGAATACAAGCAGCCTACCGGCGCGCACGACGCCTACCGCGTAGGCGACAAAATCACCTACAACGGGAAGCACTACACGTGCGTGCTGGACGGGTGCGTGTGGCCTCCGGACACCTACCCGCAGGGGTGGCAGGAAGAGGCATGACCCGCATCTACACTGGCGCCTCCAAGTGATAGACTGGGGTTGCTCCTTTCGAGCGATGGTGTGATGCCCGAATGAATTAGCCCGGCACTGGTTTTGACGACTGGTGCCGGGCTATTCTTTCTTTTTCAGTTGTTCAAGAGGAATTCTCGATTTCGGTATTCGCTGAACACTGGTATTTCTTCTGGGTGATCGTTGTAGGCGCTTACCAGCCAGCCATTTTCGTATGATTCCTTGGGGTGGGCGTGGATACGTCCGTGGCATCCTATTGTTCCCGACCCACACACGGTAATGAGATTGCTTGGCAGGTTCAACCCTTCCCAAGCGTGTGAGCGCATACGCCGGTGATGCAAGTTAAAAGCGGAGGAGCTCAACGTTCTCCCACAGATGAAGCATCTGCCGTGGTCTCGGTGGAACACTTTCATACGGGTTTCGATATCAGGGTCTGTTTTGCTCACTCGGATACTCCTTCGCAGTGGAAGAAATACAGGGTTACAGGGGCGACTAGTTTGAAGAAGTATTGCTTATCGGTGTCTGTCTTGCATTCATGGATGGCCGTGATCTTAACGCCTTCAACGCTGCTTAGAACGTCGTAGAGCTTGAGGAACGCTTTGGCGTCTTTAATCCCGATTTGTCCGAACGTGAGTTCCTGTCCGAGCCCTTGGGTGTCGATGATTTCTTGTGCTTGCGGTGTCTTCTGCAAGAGATTGATGATTGCGGTCAGATAGTTGATGGTGTTCATTGTTGCTCCTTTGGTGTGTTGATGATTGGATTAATCGTGCAAGGTTCTAGTCTTTGGTCAGGATGTCATAGCCGAGGTGTTCGGCCAACCGCAACCGGTATTGCTTTTGCGGTTTGCGGCGTCCGTTTTCCCACATGGCTATTACGTTTGGGCTGGATACGCCGATTCGTTCGGCTAGTTCCGCCTGTGAATACCCGTGGCGTATCCTCCAGTATTTGATGCACTGGCCGATGGTCACCCTGTCGCTGATAGTCGTATAGTCAACTGGGATGTTGCCGATGTCCTGTCGTGTAAAGAACTGGCCGGTCTGGCTGTCCTGTTCCACGGTGACTTCTTGGCCGTTGATTACGGTTTTGATTTTGTTTTGCTTGCGCATTTTCACCTCCATACGTTGTGTGATATATAGAGCATATCACATTGTTTCTGTTTCGCCAAACAGCTCACTAATGGCTTCGAGCCCATCGTCAGTCAGCGCGAACCGCCAGCAATGACGGTGCCGACTGTTCACACCATCCCGATCGACACGGTACACATGACCGGAACGCTCAAGCTCGATCATGCGCGTCCTCAATCCCTGCGGACTATCGTCATACTTCGCTAAAACCGCCATACGTTCGATTTCCTTATAGCTAAGCGGTCGCTTAGCCATCCAAAGAATCAACAGCACATGAACCTGTTGTTTGCTGAACATTACGCCACCGCCGTTTCAGCCGAGTGGCGGAGGAACGCGGCCATGCCAGCTGCCACAATCCACCCGGCCACCCACTTGACTCCGAACCGTACCCGGTTGATCTTGGCTGCCATCGCCCATACCGGAAGCGACACCCACGGGCTGAGACACCAGCCGCAGTAGGCGAGTTCTCCGAGACTGTCCACGTAATCCTTGGCCCACGTGGGGAGCGAGTTGGACAGGTTCTCGGTCTTTACGGTCAGCTTGCGGCGGAGCGCGGAGAACATATAGCCGGGGCCGGGCGAGAGCTGTACGACAGTGGTTACGTATCCCGCCGTGATTCCAGCCGAAAGCACGGCAGTCCACCAATTGCCGTTAGTCTTCATCGGTTTTCCTTTCCTCGTGGCGACGCCAGCAGTGATACCGCTTGTCGTAATCCGCGTACAGGCTTTCGTAGAGTTGTTTCGCCTCGTTGGTGGCTTCGTCGTGGTCGAACCCGTGCTGTTGCAAGACGTATTGAGCGGCACCTACCCAGATGGAGCGTCGAACGTGCTGATACCAACGGTCAAACAGTTTGCCGCACACCTTGTCATGCTTGTTGTCTCCGAGAAAGTCGGCAACGCTCTCTACCACGAACTTACGCAGAGTGTTTGCGGTGATATGGTTACGGTCGAACAGTTCCAGCACGTCGCTGGTTAAAATGTTATTCTTCATTGGGTTCCTCCTCTTCTTCGGGTTCGTCATCGTCCACTAGATAATCGTCAAGGCTGATGTCTTGCGGTTCGAAGTAAATCAATCCGTCCAGCAAGATCATCGGGTAGCGCACGATTACACCTTGGTCTTTGGCGATTGTGCGTATCGCCCGGGCGGTGGGGCTGCCCGACGATACGATACGGAGCCTACGCCCCATCTGTTGGGCGTACACGCGGCACGTCATCAGATAAACGGCGCTCTGCCGCTTGCATGTGGGGCATCCGTCGAATAGTGCGAACATGTCCGGGCTTTCCAGAATCGTTGCGGTCTTCATCAGAACGTCACCCCCAGAGCGTCGGCCAGCACATCGGAGATATGGAGCGTGGCCAACTGGCGACGCTTATGGTTTTCGATCTTTTCGGTAATGTCCTTACGGTACACGGGAATAACCTGATGGCTTGCCTCTCCGACCACGCGCGGGTCAAACATCGAGAAAAACAGGACTTCCAGCGAATCGCACACCACGAAGTATTGCAGCACCTGAGCTTTGTACTGGTCGGGGATAAAGTCGAAGCCGGTCGCCTTTCCGTCGAGCGTGTATTCCGGGAGAACCTGCTCAATAACGTCCACCAGCTCAGGTTTCAGGTTGACGATATGAGATCGCATGGCGTCCGTGTGCATCATCCACGGTACTACCGTCTGCAAATGGTAGGCTGAGCCGAGCGACTTGCATTCGATGGCCCACGTCGGCTTCTCAGTGTTCTCGTAGGCGTCTGGACTGCACGCGATACGGTTGTCGTCGTCACTCTCCCAGATACCGCAATCGGGGACGCAATCGACGGGGTTGAAGCCAAGCGTTTTGAGGGTGATCTGGATATTCTCGGGTTCGAGACGGTGGCCGCGTTCCATCGGAGGTTCACCGTCCGCTGGTTCGGCCCACAGTTCCGCTAGGAACTTCCAGAAGTCCACGCCGACCTTAAGCCGCTTGTTCTTGGCTTCGGCGTCCACGATCTTATCGTCGTAGTTCTGGGCCTTCGTGTAATACTCGTTGGCTTTGTCTGGCGTCTTCGCCTTCTTCGCTTGTTCCAACGCCTTGTCTCGGTACTCTTTAAGTTTTTCTACGTCGGTCTGAGCGTAGTGTTCCAAGGCGAGTCCGCCGCTTTTGGTGCCGGTGATACGGCCCACTCGTTCGTCGAGCCATGCCTCGGTTTCGTGGGCTTGCGATACATTGATGATCTTCATTGATGTTGTCCTTTCGGTTGGGTGTGGGCGGGTGACGAGTCCCGCCCACAAGTCTTTCATGCTGAATTTACTGATTTCACGTCTCGTTTTCGCAGTCGGAAAGGTCAATGTCAAAGCAACGCGCAATATAATCGAAGTTCTCACGCTGCTCATCAGCCGTCAACGCCCGAACGAGATTATCCAGCAGCGTTTCCGCGCCGAGCGAGTCAAGCAGCTTGTCGAAGGCAAGTTCGTTGTCAAACATTTCAGATACTCCATTCCAGCTCCCTTATTAGAACAAGAGGGCTTATAAATCGGTTTGTTTTAAGCAAAATCCCAAAAGTGCGCCAACGCGAAAGGCCACTTACATTCGGTTGACGGCGTTCATCAGACTGTTCAGGTCGGTTTGCGTGAGTCCATTCCATCCCCTGACCCGACGTTTCAGAGTGCCGTTGATGAAGTCTCCGCGCTCCGCGGATGTGATATTGTGCGCATCCATAGCCTTGACCAGATCGGCGTACTGTTCGGCGCTGATCGCACGGTCTGCGGTCTCGTAACGCTGCTTGGCATACGCTCCGTCGTCGTCCTTGTCGGGGAAGATGCCCAACACCGCGTAGAGACTATAGCGGCGGGCGTAAGTGATCGCGCTACCGACCTGCTGGGGGTCACCGGTCACGAAGAACGGATAGGAGCAGACCACCATCTGGTCTGTATCATCGAAAATGATGGTTTCCACTGTTCCGATGGCCTGTCGCGTTTCTCCCGTGTTGTCGAACGTGACGCGCTGGCTGAATGCCAGACCGTACTTCTCGAAAACCGGTTTGATGGTTTTGAGTATCGTGGCGAGGTTGAGATACTTGTAAGTCCGGTTGCCTGCCTGTGCGGTTTCGTCGGTGACGAAGTTGGGGACTTCGTTGAGAACTTGCATGAACTTGTTGCTGAGATTGTTGGTTGCCATCTCAGTGTTCCTTTCTGATAGTGTGATATATAAAGTATATCACATGTGGTGTGATTAAGCAATCAGCGACACTCAGGGACATGTCCCAGCGCCCCTAGTAGGACGGGTTAGGACGCTGTGAATTGGCGGAATAACGCCAATTAGGACGCTAGGACGCTAGGACATGTGTTAAGTCAGATTGGCCATGCCTCGCCGTTCGTCATATACACCTCATCAGCGCACCCGTCATTGAATTGGGCATTCAACAGCCCGTCAAGCATCGGCAAGCCGCCGAGATTGTACGCTTTCACGAAGGCTTCGAGTTTGTTCGGCTGATTGCCTTCAAGCACGTACATGGTGCGCGCCCACTCGGTCTTCCCGTTACGTTCCTCATAATCCCGGAATGCTTGCTCGTACACGTCGGCGTCAACGTATCCGTAATCTCCGATACGCCAAATATCGTCTGTCTCGGTGTATGTGTCGAAGTCGCGGCATTCGGGAATCAGACTGGTGTCGATGCTGTTAATCATGTCGCGGGCCTGTTCGACGGTGATATTTCTAACTGTTTCCATTGTTTCCTCCTTGGGCATATCTCAAGCCTTATCGCTTGATATATTTATTATATCACATTGTGTCTTGTGATGCAAACAAAAAAAGGCCGGGACTCGCCCGGCCTGTAATCACTCTTCCTCGGCGTCTTTCCTCGCTATCTCGATGATCTTGGATACCGCAGCAGCCATATTCTTGATTCCGTTACGTGAAGCGAACGATGTCACCTGATGCACGAACTCGTCGTACAATTCCATAGGCGCCAACCCGAGCATATCCGAGTTGCAATCATCCACGAACTGTTCAAGTTCTTCGTATTCGCGGGTCAGAAACAAAAACTCCACGTTCTTATACTCGTACTTCACATTCAAACCGTTCAGGTTGATTTGCTGCGGTTCGACGTGCGGTAGGCTGTCCTGATCGAGTCCGCTGAGCAACAAGTCGTCTACGTTGTCCATCTGAGTGACCAGCTGCGCCAACAGTTTCTCGTCGGCGTGGCCGGTGAGTTCGTTGGCGGCTATCTGCTTCGCCGTTATGGTGGAACGTGTCATAGGCTTCGTGTCCACGATAACCGGGATACGTTGGATACCGGCGTGGGCGGCGGCTCTTGTACGATGATGGCCGGAAACAATACTTATCGGCCCTTCTCCGTTCGGTTGCGAACAGTACGGCAATGACTCCAACATCCCTCGTAGCTTGATGTTCTGGGTCAGCGCGTCGAACTTACGTGGTTCCATGACCTGCGCGTTCAGGTCTTGTTCCTTGAGATTGACCACGTCAACCCATTTGATCACCAACCCGTCGGCTATGGTCATTTCTTGCGACGTGTCGACATCGGCCATTATTTCCTCCTGTTCTCTTTGGCTAGGAACTGTCCGAGAATGTTCCTTAAGCCGATCTCTTCGTGCCAATCGCTCTTATACTGCAATTGGTACTGTCCGTTTTTACGGTCGCGTCTGTCCAGTTTCATCAGGCCGCGAAGTCCCTTGGCTTCGGGGTATCGCGTGTACTCAACGGTTGCCAGCCCATCGCACGCATCGACGAGTATCTGTGTCTTGGGCTTAGCGCAGAGCTGGAATGTGGAACGACGTAACGCTATCATCGTGACCAGCTTCGTAAGCCGATACCGTTCGTGGGATACCCCGAATGCTTGACGCAATACCGCGTAGCGAATCGTGTACATGGGATTTGGCAATCCATACCCGATGATCCCGGCAACGTAACCGTCGATTAGTACGAGAACACACATCGGGCTCACGTTTCCCGATATCCTATGCCGCATCACTTGCAGATACGAGTCTTGGGCCGCGCTATCGCGTAACGGTACGACCTTGATTTCGGAACGTTCGGTAATCTGATGATCTCTGGGCAATATCGGTATCGGTATCTCCGCCGATTTCGACGCCGCCACAGTCACCATGTTCCCGCCGACAAGACGTTTGACCTCGTTCGGACGGTTGGAATTCATGTAAATCACACTGTCCAAACCCAGACGCCTAGCGTAGACCGGGCTATCAGTTGCGGCGTTTCCGGGCGTTTGCTGCTGCTGGCAGATCAGCAACGCCTTACGCCCATCGAACAGCTTACAGAGCTTGGGAATATCAACGGGAGCGTTGAACACGTTGTATTCAGGTTCCGCCCATTGGAACCTTCCCCCGGTCTCGAAGAACTTTTCATAAGCTCCCGGATACGTAGGAGGATTGGCGAATACGATGGTGTGCGGGTCGTCCATAATGCGTTCCGCGTACTTCATCGGGTCGGTGGGCTCGTATCTCAGCCCCCCCAACTTGACCATATTCGCTGCGATTCGCTCCCGTAGCTGGCCGACGTGTTCCGAATCGTTGATGTCAAGATCAGCCAGAAGTTCACGGTAGTAATCGATATCGTCGTGCTTGCTGAGACGCATACGATATTGCGCCATGATTACGGTAGCCGCGTCATCCGCTGCGTTTCCTGAGAGCGAGACTGGTGAACCGTCAACGGTTGCCCGCATTTCGATGAGAGGCGTCCCGCTATATGCATATCCGAGCGCTGCGGTGTACGCCCACACGTCGCACGCCTCGATTTGCTCCGGTTTCCAGCCGTTCTCCACGGCGACCGTGCAGTTGGCGAAGGCTCCGGCGTACAGTTCGACGTATCGCGTATACCCTGACGCGGGTGCCTGCCTAAACAGATTCCCGTTCCAATCACGTTCGGGCTTATCCCAAGTGTTGAGGAACAATATGGACGGTGAGTTGAAACCTGCCATCAGACCGCCCCCCAAGAGTCGAACTTGGTGCCTCCCAATTCGAGATTGGGCGCTCTATCCGGTGAGCTAGGGGCGGAATAGCAACGGTCATTAGAATAGCACATTTTGATCGGCCTCCAAACCTTTTTGTAATTCCTTGACTTCTTCACCGGTCTTTTCCTGCCACCATTGGGCGAAAATCGTTCGGTGGCACAAGCCTTTTCTTACGTCATCGAAGCATAGAAGCACGATGTCTTTACCTCCGTTGAGTTGCGATATCGTTTCAAGTTCCGTTCTGATGAGGGCGCCCCCGTGTGAGTCCAGCATGGCACGATACCGTTCGGTGAATTCTTCGTCAGTTCCTTCCATGAACCATCGGCCCGGCGTCACTGTTTTCGCCGACGCTGCGATTGTGTACGGAAGTCGCCATCGTGGCGAACCGTACGTTATGCGTACCGGTATGCCTTGTGACGGGGTGAAGTCGTGGTATCGGTTTGTGTAGATTTTCATATGCATCCTTTCTATGCAATGGTGATATAGATATTATATCACACTGTTGGTTCTTGTTGCAAATTGCCCACATTCTTAACTTCGTCTGGGAAGAATTCCATTTCCAAAGCCTCCACACCACCGGTGGCACCCCAATACGCACGCCTCGCACGCAGAACGGTCGCCACGTCGGCGGACATGGAATCGGGAAGCCTATGGGACATCCAGTTCGACAGCTTCGCTTCGCTTCGCTGCTCCTGCTTCTGCGATCTCCAATTAACCGAGTTGGCCAGCCACACGGGCAGAGTCCGCACGTACTGCAATGGCGTACCCTCGCACGATTCCACGAAACGCTTCGCCGCCCTCATAAGCGCATCGGCACCAACCTCGTCGTAAGCCGTATTGAAATACATGAGGAATTCGTTAGAGACCCTGCACTTCTTTGGCCACAACGCCATAAGAGCCTTGAGGGTATCCACCGAATGGCAGGTGACTGTGATTTTTTCTTCGTCACGCGAGTATTGTTCTTGGGTTTTGTTCTCTTGGGTATTGTTCGTCAAAACCTCGTTTTGGGGTGGGTCAAAAGCAGGTTTTGAGGGGTCAAAAGCAGGTTTTGGGGTCGGTGCATGGTCATAACCCTGTTTTTGGGTCGGCTTCCACAGCGAGACGTGATACCGGTTGGCCCTGCCATCGGACTTGACCCGTCGGATGTAGCCCAATTGTTCCAGCACGTTGAGGCTCTTGGATACCGTGGGCTGTGAGCAACGCGCGATCTTCGCCAGCCGCTCCAAGCTGGGCCAACATACGCCGGTGTTGTCGGCGTGACGTATCAGCGCCATATACACCAGCAGGTCGTAGCCGCCCAACCGGTCATCATCCACCGCCCAATTTGGCAACATCGAAAAACCCGAGTTCTGTGCTATACTCGTATCGGACACGTTTCCGCCTTTCTGTTAGCGCCTCTCTTCTGTTCCCTTGGGGGAGGCGCTTACTTTATTCCTGTTTCTATCTTGTTTGATGGGGTGCGCCGGGCCCTGTGCGCATATATATATTATATAGCTAGCTCATGCTACTTGCAATCAAGAATAATCTGATGTATATTTAAACCATGTACGCTAAAGACTACACCGCAACGACGGAGCAGTACGCGGAACGCTGGCACCTCAACATCCAGACGGTCCGCAGATACTGCCGTGAGAAACGACTGCCATACATCAAGGTAGGTAGCCGCTACTATTTCAACCCCGACATCACACCACTACCCGTAGGAGCAACGATCGACGATGAATGACCCAACAATCACGCTACCGCTCGCACGCTTGGCGGCAAACCCCGAACGCAAACAGACCCGCAACGGCACCCCCTACATGCTTATCCGAGTCGCCGCCACAGGCGGACACATGGACAAGACCACAAAACAATGGGTAGACCACGACACCATGTGGGCAACCATCTTCGAATATGACCTGAGACTTACGGAAACCTACGAACGCATGCTACGCAAGGGCACCCCTGTCCGCGTCGAAGGCGTCCTCAAATGGAAGACCGACACCGACAATCAAGGGCAGCCGCGCACCGACTTCATCATCGAACACGCGACCATCAGCCTCGCCATGCTCAAAGCCAAGAACCAGCAGTCTCAGCAAGACCAGCAGACCGGCAACCAGTGGACGGGAACCAACACGTTCGGCCCGACCAGCTCGTTCAACCAGACCGGCGACGAATGGAGCATGTACTAATGGTAAGGAACGTGAGCCAGAAAGACCAGACACTCAACGAGATCATCGACTGGTGCGAGCAGCTAGAAGCGGAAGGACTGAGACTGGCGAGCGCTCTTCTGATGCGGCATGACATGGTCGCATACGGTGTCGTGAAGGGCCAAGTCAACGCATACGAAAAGACAGCCGATCACTGCCGTTCCATGCTCGGCTACACCGGCAACATGCCCACGGAAGTACCGAATCAAAGCGAGGACACGAAATGACGATTAACGAACTGCATGATTACTGCCGTTACCTCATCGACAAGAACCATGAGCATGGCGTGCCTGACAAGTGGAGCGAAGGCTACGAGTTCGCGCTCAGCCTTGTCATGTTCAAGTGCCATGAGGAATTAACAGACGAAGACCGCAAGGCTGTAGCCGACTGGCGTGAAAAACATTGGAAGGACACGAAATGAGCAGAGCAATCCGATATGTAGAGTGCACCCACTGAGGCGAGACGGTGGACACATATTACGTGACCTGCCCGTACTGCGGATACAGACTGGCTGTGCACAGTCTGCCACCAAGGGAGAAATGTGCGGACTGACCCAAGTCACCACCGATTGAAAGGAATTACCATGACCCGCTATCTCGTAGGGGACCAACAACTGCGTTACGCAATACACTCGGCCATAAGCGCTATGGATATTGACAAGCAAGATAAGAATTACATCATCGATTCAACTGGCAAAGTCTCCGATGAAGTCCTAGAATTATTGGCCTCATCGAAGACCACCGAATCGGAACAAACCGAGAATCCCAAACAGGCTGCTGGCCGTGAAATCGATACGAGCGAGTACCCATTTATCCAACTAGAGGCAGACGAACTCGTCCGGATGATCTGTGACGCCTACCAAACCGGCGTATTTTCAGGAAAGGAGCAATCATGAAATTCACGAAACGCGCATACGTCAAAGTTTGGCAGAACTGCCCCATAGACGACCGCGAAGACACCACCATAACCCTCTATGACTACGAGGACGCGAACGAGCTCAACAGTATCCCGGTAGCCCTGCTCTATCTGCTGGAACGTTATGCGTTCGTCAACAGTATGGACGAATCCGACATTCTTGAACACTGCCTTACAGCCGAATCGTTCGACCTCATAGGCTTCGTCAAAACCTACCGGGACATGCTCAGCAAAACCGGCGACTTCTGGACACCCATGAAGTTCATCACCGCAAGCCCGAAACCCGTGGACGGTATCCCGCCCGTCTCGTACTGCCCACGCTGCGGAGCGTTGATCTGGCCGGACACCACACAACGCTGCATCAACGGACAACCCGAAAACGACGCCGCATATTACAAGCGAATCCTCGAAATCTACAAGAACAACCCAGACCCGCTGTTCTGCCACGATTGCGGGCAACGCTTCAAATACGTCGGCCAAGACCAACTAGCATACAAGCACCAAAACAACCGCGCTGACATCCTGCGCACGCTCAAACTCAAAGCGGAAACGCAACCAACGTTCGACTTGGCAGAGTTCAACCAATGATAGGCGAACCATTCTCGTTCAGCCTGTTCATTCCCGGCATCCCTGCCAGTAAAGGCTCCTACCGGCCAATCACCGGCAGGAGCCGAACCACAGGCAAACCCGTCACCCGCCTCATACCGATGGACAAGAAGGAACGCCCGTGGCGCGACCACGTGCGCGACACCATCCTCAGCCACAAACACCCAACCATCCCACCCAACTCATACATCAAAATAGAAACCACATTCTACCTGCCACGCCCCAAAACCATCCCACCCCACAAACGCAAACACCCCACAGTCAAACCAGACATAGACAAACTCCAACGCGCCCTATACGACGCCATCACCGAAACACACATCTGGCATGATGACTGTCAGATAACCGACGTAACCAGCCACAAACGATACGCCGACAACACCACCACCGGCGTATCCCTCACGATCACATGGAAACCAAACCAATGAAACCAAAAAAACCCGAAATCGACTACTTCCGCAACACCACACCCGGCTACAAGCTAGGCCGCATCCTCGGCGTCCTACTCATCACCCTAACCGTCCTACTCATCACCACCGGCACCATAGCCCTACTCAAACTACTCATAACCTACATCCTCGCGTAAGGAACCATCATGCCCCTCAGCCAACACAAAACCGAACTAGCCCTCCAATGGCACCGCAAACACTACAACACCGAATACATCGCCCAACTACTCAACACCACCCCAGAAGAAATACAAACCATCATCAACCAACACCAACAACAAACTAAACCTAAGAAAGCATAAAATACCCCTTATGAGCAACGTAACCAGAGACGCCCACGGCAGAATCACCGGCGGCGTCAACAACCCAACCGGTAAAGGCGGCTTCCAAGAACGTCCGCAAGACCGCAGCCGTAAATGGACAAAACGCGGCAGCGTGAAATACAACCTCCAACAATTCCTTGAACTCACGAACGAGGAACTAGCGGAATGGGTGCAGCGTATGGACGAACTGACCCAAGCCGAACAAATCGCCCTACGCCGGGTTCTTGAATCAAAGAAGGACGGTGAGAAAGCATTCCGCGCCTATCAGGACATTGCCAACCGTACCGAGGGCATGCCCCGACAGCAGGTTGACCAAACGGTGCAGATGTACGAGCCGCCTACGATCAACGTTACGGTGAAGTGAACAAACCCGAGCCTATTATTATCAATAAGGCTCGGGTTCCCTCGGGTGAAGACCATACTATTGAGAATCGCGCGCACATTATGGAACAAAACGGAACATTCAACCTCGTAATCCCCAAAGCATACGAAGATTTATTGTTCTTCCTCCATGACCGTGACAATCCGCCATACCGCTACTACGACTACAGCGGAGGCCGTTCAAGCGCGAAAAGCACCAGCGTAGCCCTAGCCCTAGCACTCGAAGCCAGCATGTACCCCACCCGCATCCTATGCACCCGTGAATTCCAGAACAGCATTCAGGAAAGCGTCAAACAGCTCCTAGCCGACATCATCAGCCGCTATGAGCTTCCCGGCTTCACCATCACCCGCGAACAGATAACCCACGTCAACGGCAGTGTGTTCTGGTTCAAGGGCTTGCACGAAGACCCTGAAAGCACGTTGAAAGGCATCGAAGGTGTAGACCGTTGCTGGATCGAGGAAGCCCAGTTTATCACCGACCATAGCCTAGACGTATTGCTGCCGACCATCCGAAAGAACGGCAGCACCATTATCTTCACCCGCAATCCCCTAACCCCGGAGGATGCGATAACCACACGTTTCGTCACCCATCCGAGCCAGCTCACCCAACAACGCACCACCCACCATCACACCACATGGCGGGACGCGGAACAAGCTGGAATACTCCCGGAAGAGATTCTGCGACAGGTCGAGGAATCACGAAACAACCCAGACTTCGCCCACATCTGGGAAGGAATGCCCTACGAGAAAACAATCAACCAGATCATAAGCTGGCAGCAACTCACAGACGCGACCGAACGCCAACCTCAAACAGAAGGCGGCGTAAGCTTCGGCGTTGACGTGGCCCGATACGGAGCCGACCGAACCGCCGTAGCCATCGTAAAGGGGCGCCACCTAGTAGACCTCGTGAGCTGGAGCAAAACCAGTCTCGTCGAAACAGCGGAACGCATAATCACGCTTGCCGGGACACATCATCCAAGCATCATCAACGTGGACGATACCGGCGTGGGCGGAGGAGTAACGGATATTCTCCGCAGCCGAAGCCAACCAGTGAACGGCGTCAACTTCGGAGCCAAGCCCAAGCATCCCGACCGCTATCCGGCAGTCAGTTCGGAATTATGGTTCGAGTTTGCCGAACAGCTTTCGGAAATCACCATCAACCCGAATCTGGAACACCGAGCCGAACTGTTTCAGGAACTCAGCACCCGTGAATGGGCAATCAACAACAGAAACCTACGCGAAGTGCAGCGGAAGAAAGACTACAAAACAGAGAATCAGACTGGTAGCCCCGATCTAGCGGATAGCGTCCTTCTCGCCTACTACAAGCCGCTGCAACTTCCATCGTGGGACGTTGCGGTCTGCTAGCTCTTTAGGTGCTGCCCCCGGTAGACTAGACGCAGGGTCTTATGACGAATCGAGGAAAAGTGAGCCTGCTGAACAATCTCCGTGAAGGTTTTATGAGCGCGTTCGACCGTAACCACGCGCCAAGCTCAACCCCCACGCCTATGGGCGGGAACATCTGGCAGCCGATGGGCGGCAACACCATTCCACTGCACGACACCTACGACAACGTGTTTCCCTACGTGAACGCTATCGCACAACGGTTCAGCACGGTAATCCCCTACGCCGTGGACTCGGACAACCGGCGTATCGAACCGGCTCCCGCACCATTGGCCGCGCTCTACGCGCCCAACGACACGTATTCATGCTTGGAATTCCTCAAGATCGTTTGCGCCACCATCCTCACCCAATCACACTTGGATATTCTGATCTGGACAACTAACGGGCCGGGCGGAGACATTACAGCCGACAACATCATCGGATATACGCTGCTACCGTCGAACAGCCGCCAATACAATTCTTCTCGCTCGGACTGGTATCATCGCGTCACGATGGACTTGGGCGACGGCGAACGAGTCTACGAATTTTCCCGGGACGAAACCATCGCTCTCAGCTACAGCCAGCATCCGAACGACCCGACGCGCGGCATTGCTCCTGCCATGACGGTGAAGAAGTGGGCGAACGTGGACGATATGATCGCCGACTATGAGCGTGGTTTCTTCGGCAACAACGCGGTACCCGCTGGAATGCTCGGCATCGTATCGGAAAACACCGAGGACTTCCAACGCAACCGCGAACGCCTCGAAAGCACATTCCGAGGCGCAGGCAACAACAACGGAATCGTGTACAACATGATCCCGGTTGACCCTATGACCCATAAGCCCAGCACCACGAGCAAACTGGTGTGGATGCCGTTCCAGAACGCCAACGATACGCTGGACTTGCAGACCGTGAACGACGTGGTAAACAACCGATTGTCGAACGCGCTCGCTGTCCCGGATATTATTCGTGGCATCGACAACGGGCAAACCTACGCCAACGCCGAACAGGCCGAACGTGCGTTTATCGAGAACACGCTCAAACCGTTGTGCATGACGGTGTGGGATAAATGGCAGTTCGAACTTGACCGCATCACTGGCGGACTTGGGTATGGCATCACGTTCGTCCTTGATCTACCGTCCCAGACCGACATGGAGAAGGTACAGGCCGACACCCAGAAGGTACGTATTGACTCGCTTATCCAGCTCCTGAATATGGGTGCCAGTCTGGAATCTGCCGTGGACGCGCTCGGCTTACCCGACTCGTACAAGCGTCTTGACTTGAATCAGCAGGCTCCGACGCTGACTATCCCAGTAGCCGCAAAACGGTATAGCCGTAATATCAAACCGCAGGAAACGGCAACTGAGAAACGCATTCTGCCCGCCACTCGAACCTACGTGGACAGAGTTATCAGGCTCGCCCGTCGATCTCAGAACAGTTTGCGCGATGATTTGGAAGCTATCGGCGACCAGTGGATAAACGACGTGGAAGATGACCTGATGACCAACCTCGCCGCCTACGCGCGCCGCACAGGCTACGAACTGGAACAGGTGATTACCGCGTGGGCTGAAGTCCACCCCGAAAGCTCCATTGCCGTGGAAGTCGAGAACTATACGGCTGATGATTGGCGGCAACTCTACTTCTGGACTGAACTCCCTGAAACCGTCAGCGAGGCATACGTGGAACACTTGCGTAGCATCGCCAAGTCCACCAGCAAAACCATTACAAACAACGTCCTAGAGTTGCTGAACCGGGCCGACGTGGAACAGTGGGACGCCGAACGCCTGCGTAACGAGCTCGAACGCATGGGCAACAATCACGCCGAGCTGATTGCCCGCTGCGAAACCGTGCAATCGCAACGGCTCGGCAGTCTCTACAGTGCCCGCAATCTCAGCGAAACGCTCGGCGTCCGACTGTACAAGGTCTGGCGTACCAGCGGCGACGAAAAAGTGTGCGAGTTCTGCCGTCACATGGAAGGCAAGAGAATCGCATTGGATGACACGTATCTGGCTGAGAACGCCAGCGTCGAGATCGGAGACCGCACCTACGTGAACAACTTCGAGAGTATGCAGACCCCGAACGGACACCCCAACTGCCGGTGCTACGAGGATTACGAGGTGGTGGAATCATGACGTATGACATCCATTGCAAACGGTGCGGACGGTATCTAGGTTCCTGCGCCCGTGACACGATGGTGACGCTCAAATGCCCGAACTGCAAGGGCTTGGACGTGTATCGCATCGTGCTACTATGGGGGTCAGAACATTAAGCCCATTAAGGACGTTCGACCGCACCACTACCCTACTATTTGAAAGGGCCAAAATGAAGACTCGTAAGAGCTTCGCCAACAGCGGTGCCCCAGAAACCAATGGCCGTACCCTAACCTTCCTCGCCAACAGCGGCAAAGTGATGTGCGACGGACTCACCGTAGATTTGAAGACACTGAAAGCGCCGTTAATCGACGGCACTCTGAAACTGGTGTCCGATCTCACCGAGTCCGACAAACTATCCCTTCCGCTCCTGATCGACCACATGCCCAGTATCGAATGCCAAGCGGGTGCAATCACCCGACTTTGGATGACCGATGACGGACTAATGGCCGAAGCGAAACTCAGCGAGGTAGATCAAGGCGAACGTATCCGCCAGCTTGCCGCCGACGGATGCCTGACCAACAGTTTCAGCATCACCGTTGAATTCAACCAGCGTCCCGGCAAGGACGGTATCATCCACGATGGCGAACTACTGGAAATCAGCGTCGTCTATCGTGGGGCCGACCCAAGGGCCGCTTTCACCGCAATCAACAGCCGCAACAACAAGAATGGAGACACCATGAACCCGGAACTCCTGAAGAAACTGGCGCGTACCATCGCCCAGTTCAAACTCACGCCGGACGAGGCGGAACAGCTCACCGATTCCATCGGTGACATCATGCAGTCCGCTCTCGATGACATCACCGCTGCCATCACCAACCAGAAGGAAGGCGAGGGCGAGGGCGAGGGCGAGGGCGCCCCGGCACCGGAAGAACCCGTGCAGACTTCCAACGGTCGCCAGACCATCATCATCAACAAAGCCAACCACGCCGCCCACCAGTCGGGTACCGTGACGTTCTCCCACGACCGTAAGACGTGGCTTGACTCCGACGACGCCATGATCGCGTTCGAACGTGCCCTGATCGACGCTGATAACAAGGGTGTCGAGGAATTCCACCGTGAGTGGGCTGACACCGTGAACCGTAACATGTCGGACACCGCGTCGTTCGGCGTTGACCCCACCGACGTGAACAAGTTCATCCCGACTGCGGCAATCACCACGATCGCGGACGCGCTGAACACGCGCGGTTCCGGCCTGTGGAACCTGATGCGCAAGACCGGCATGGATCGTCTCACCATCGGCGGCAATATCGCCGGTCTGACTGAGCGGACCCGTGCCCACGGCTACCCTGTGGCCTCCTACGGCACGAATAAGACGGAACAGGCGCTTTCGTTCGTGAAGCGTGAGCTTCAGGCCGACTACACCTACAAGTACATCAACCTGAACAAGGGCGATATCCGCCGCACCCAGCGTCCGGGCGCTCTGCTCCGTTACGTGTTGCAGGAACTCCCGAACTACATCGTCCAGACCATCGAACGTCAGATCACGCTCGGCGGCTACACGGACATGGCGCATTTCCGTTCCGTCGTGACCGACGCAGCAGACAAGTCGTCCGAGTGGAAGGGCAACCGTTTCGCGCTCTCCTACACCATGACAGATGACACTCCGCTGATGGACTTCGTGCGTGCCTCCCACATGGTTCGCGCTCAGGGCAACAAGGTGCTGCTGTGCAACGCTGACACCGTGGCCGACCTGCTGATGTCCGCGAACGCTAACGGAAATACGTACATTGCTCTCGGCGGTGACGATACTCTGGCCCGCGCCCTCGGCGTTAACCAGATCATTACCCCTGAATGGTGGACGGACACGGACGACACCACCACTATGGGCGTCATCATGTCCGCGTCCCACTACGCGGTGGTTGGCGATACCTCCATCGAAGCTTTCACCAACTTTGCGCTGTCCACCAACACCAACGAGTATCTTCAGGAGATTTACGCTGGTGGCGGTCTGGACGCTGAGAAGTCCGCCGTGGTCATCAAGCCGAAGACCAAGTGAGGTGCTGCCTGATGAACGCTGAGATGTACGCGCGAGTCGGCGGCAAAGCACTGCCGGAAGACAACCTGAACACGGTTAAGGTCATCAACTTTGTGGACGAAGAAGGTCAGCCCGTGGCTATGGGTCAGGGCCCGCAGGGTCCCAAGGGTGATACCGGCCAGCAGGGTCCCAAGGGTGATACCGGCCAGCAGGGTCCCAAGGGTGATACCGGCCCGCAGGGTCCCAAGGGTGATACCGGCCAGCAGGGTCCCAAGGGTGATACCG